TGCTTCGTCGGGCTTGGGCAATCCACTTCTCCCACATTAGATCCACATTCCAATTGGGGAAGTCGATTAACTCACAGAACGGATTCTTTTGATATCCATTCTTGAGTTCGATAGTCATAAATTTTAGCAGAGAATCTCCTCTTGGGTGGGTGGAGGCAACATCCCCATACTGACCGTGAGTCGTCTGATTTGACTTTGCTCTCTGGGTGGCGCGTCCTCCACTTGTCTGGCTTCTCCAAAAGATATCATCTCTGTGGTCGTTGCTCCACCACAGGCTTAGGTCTTTACAAAATCTGCGTTCATAGGCGGAGCCTTTTCCAGGATTCTTAGACATCTATTTTGAACTCCTTGAGGATGCGTCTTCCGTGCATAGTAACTGGGTCGGGAATTGTTTCTATTTCCACCACTGAAAACACCCTTTCTAGTCTGAGATCCATGAACGTAAATCGCATTTCAATTGTGTCTTCTCCAATCCTTACCCATGTGTCTATTCCGTAGTTTCTGAGAACTTCTACTAATCGTGTAACAAAATTCCATTTAGCCATCTTTTTTCTTCCTCAGTGTGAGCATGTCTAAATCCTCAGTAATCTTGTTCCAGCTTTTTCTGTCGAATTGATCCTCTTGCAAAGCAAAGTTGGGGGTTCCTGGAAATGGGAGTTGTGTCAGTTCAAGATTTGCAGAAATGATATCTCCCCCATTCTCTATAGATTGATAGGCTTTGCAAGTTTCATTCAAGTCTCCTCTGAGGAATTTTATCGCAGTCGTTTCACCCACACCTACAATCCCTTTAATGTTATCCGATGGGCATCCAGCAATAGCTTTCATCAGTGCCCATTGTTTAGGAGAAATTTGGTAGGTTTGTTTGAACTGCTTGAGGGTCATGGGTTCTTTGGTTGTCGGATTCCACATCCAGACTCGTTTGTTGAGTAGCTGATAGAAATCCTGATCGGCTGCAATTATTACAACCTCATCCTGTCTGGGAATGCTTTTGCAAATTGACGCGACGATATCATCTGCCTCGAATCCTTTCTTGTAAAAGATGTTTTTGAATCCTACTTGTCGTAGGATGTTTTTTCGCAGGGCACTGATTTGGCTTCTCACTCCTTTAACACGCGCCAGTTCTTCTGGAGAATCACTTTTTTTCCTATTCTCTTTGTAAGCTGGATAAAGTTCCTTTCGCCTGCTTTCTCCATAGTCGAAACAAAAAATGATTCGATCTGTGTAGTGGGCAGCTTGCAGGAATGCAATATCCCTCAGAAAATTAAACAAGACTTCTGTCCTGTTTTCAAAACCATCAGTCAGGTTTGATCCCCGCATAGCGTAATGCGCTCTCCACGCAAGATAGTGGCAGTCCAATATGAGCCATTTTTTTCTCATAGCTAATCATCCTTACTACTGAATAGACCAAATTCGTCATCGTCTTCCTCGTCTTCGTCCTCATCCTCATCAAATTCCTCAAGTCTGTCAATGTTTGATTCAATTAACGACGCATCGTTTAGGGACATGATTTGCATCGTCAGCACTCCAATTGCTTGAGCGTATGTAATGTGGAATTCATTTCTGAAATACTCCACAACTTTTTCAACCTCTGTTGCAAATTTATATTCAACTCTGATTTCCTCTGTCTCATCGTCTTGGCCATGATCGAAGTTTTCCTGCATGTTAATTTCCTAGAGTAGTTCGGGGTGATTCTTTTTGAGAAACCATTCTGCAACGTAGATTCTACCTTTCCATTTTTCTGTGAAGTCCTCCTTATTATCTTCGATTACAGACCATGGGATCCAAATCTCTTTTCCTTCAATACGAAACAGTCCAGCTTTTCCACTCTCGCTAGTGAGAACATAGATTACTTGGATTTCAATGTATTCAATGTTGTCTCTGTCCATTAAATGTATCCTTTCTTTTTGAGCTTGTCGTAGATCATTTGCTCCTCATTTTCAATGAGCTTTCGGGCTTCTGCTAATTCTACTTTGGAGATTGTGTCTACTAAAGCTGTTTTCAAAATATAGTCCAATTGTTCGATAGCCATTCCAAGTCGAATGTAGGACACATATCTTGCCCTAGCTCCTAGGGGGATTGGTGGTTCCTTTTTCTTGATCTTCACTGGTACCTGCTCTTCCTGTTAATGGTGCATTTGTCTTCCAGATCCTGCCAACACTTGGACATGAATTTCTGTAGGTCTTTTTCAAGATTCTCCTCCTCGATCTTTTGAACCAGTCCTTCTATTGTTCCCCTGTACTCAAACTCAGGGGCATCCACTTTTGTCTTTGTTCCTTTCCAATAGCCAGCAGAAACCAGCCAAGTGATATTTCCGCCTACGTCATCAATCCCCACAGAATAGTAAATTGGGATCAATGCAATCCTATCTTTGCCCTTGATCCTGTTTTTCTTGATTTGCGCCTTGGCGACAATGCCAATCGGCATATTGGTTTCTTTGACTTTTCTCCTGAGTTTCTCCTTTACAGACATCCAAATTTCTAGTGTCGCGTAGAACTTGAGTGCCTTGCCACCGGAACGTGTCTTTTGCTCAAACCCGAATCCCATGTTGTCTCTCGTTTGGGAGAGAATGATTAGGATTGAATTTGTTTTCTTGAGTTGGATCATCAATCCCCGAAGTCGATTGGAATTGATTTTGGCTTTTGCAGTTCCGTATGTTCCTGTTTCCTTGTCTGAGCGTCCCTTTTTTCTGGCGTCTTTCATTTTCTTGATTTTCTTGGTGTCGTCTTCTGTGTCTACGGCATCCATACTATCAAGAATATAAATGAATGGGGTTCCCTCCTCGACTGCATCATCGACAAGATCGTAAAATTGCTCCACAGTTTCCGAATAGACTGGCTCATCCTTTGTGCCTGCGGGGGGTTCAATTCGGTCCACTAACTTCTGTCCAAAGTATTTCAGAATGTCCATCAATGCGCCACCCTCGGCATCATCATAAATCAAACGATAGTCATCAAACTTTGGATTGATGGCAGCTTCGGCAAGAGTTGTGTGTCCTATCCAAGTTTTTCCCGAGGCTGAATCCCCAACTAGAGAATAATAATGCCCGACTAAGAATCCAACAGATGCCCGTTCCGTGCAAGCCATATTTAGAGACGTGGATCCTGTACTGACTCCAAGTGGGGAATTTACTTTGCTTGACTTTTTGCGGAGAAGTTTTTTCATTTTGGATGTGCTTAACATGGGAATGGATTTCAAAAGTAAACCCCCAGCGGGGATGCCACAGAAAGAGATAGTGGCAGGGCGTAGTCCCGGACGCCGCCCCGCTGAGGGGAACCCTAAGTTAAGGATGGGACTCGATCAGATTTAAGACCAATCGTCGTCATCGTCATCGTCATCGTCCTCTTCCTCGTCGTCCTCATCGTCGTCATCGTCATCATCATCCTCGACGACCTTTTTCTTAGAAGAACTCGAGGATTTCTTTGCCTTTGCTTTCGGCTTTGACTTGGCCTTGGCTTTCGGCTTTGACTTGGACTTGGACTTTTTTGGCTTTTCGTCTTCGTCCTCATCTTCCTCGTCTACATCATCCTCATCCTCCTCCTCATCATCCTCTTCATCGTCTTCCCAATCCTCGCCGTCTTCGTCCTCATCGTCTCCATCCTCCTCAACCTTTTTCTTGGACTTCGACTTTGCGGCTGGCTTAGACTTTGCTTTGGATTTCGACTTGGGCTTTTCATCCTCGTCGTCATCGTCGTCATCGTCGTCATCATCCTCAGAAGTTGTCTGAAGGAGAGCATTCTTCATTTCCTTAAAAGGAGTCTCCTTCATCAAGTCATCCAGACAATGAGTCTGATCGAGCAAATCCTCGTCAAGCTCAGTCTTGCGGGGCTTGAACTCAATGACACTGGCTTCCTTGCCATAAGCACCCTTGTCATCAAAACTGACCTTCAGAGTTTGCCCATCATCCAGATGGGAAAAGTTCTGATATTCATCCTCATCATCATTCTTGAGATAGGTGAACAGCAGTTTTCCAAACTGATGAAATGAGTATTCAAACAACTGAATACCCTTATCCTCTTCACCGTGAACGAGGATGTTAAACAGTTGACGTTTCTTCGGAGCGAGAGCAGCAATCATCTCCTCGTCTGAGTCAACGTCCTTCATCAGCTTCGCACGAAACTCACAGATGGGACATTTCTTCCCCAGAGTTTGGGCGGGACACAGGAACCATTGCTGATTGGGGCCGATGCGACTGTGAACGTAAAATGTACGCTCCCAGTGAACCATTCCCTCATCAGCATTGGGGTTGCCCTTACCGACCTCATAGGGCAAAATCTCCATACGATAGACTCCCTCCTTTTTGGGCCTCCACAGTGAAGTGCCGTCAGGGAGAGAAATTGCCGATGGCTCAAACGTCAGAGCCTTTTGTGCAATCTCCTTTGCATTGGAGTATTTACGCTCCTTGCGGGCCTTGGCTTTCTTTGAACGTGCTGCCATGATTAGCTTTCCTTTCTTTTGCGTTTTTGTTGGCCGCGGGATGCGACCGTACGATCTGACACTTTCTCCATTTGAGATCGTGCCGCTTTACTGGCTTTCGGTTCGCTGAAATAATCAGCAAGCCTGAGATCAACCAGCTTTTCCAATGCTTTCTTTCTGTGGTCAAGTGCGAAGACCACAGCTTTCAAAACTCCAGCACGGTGCTGAATAGTTCGCAGTTCTGTTGCGAGCGTATCATATTCCTCCTGAGTTAGAATAACATTTCGGATTGCGTTTTCAGTAATCTTCTCTAATCCATACTCCTCCGGGTTCTCTCGAATTTGGGAATCATACTCTGCGGCCAATAATTCTAAATTGGCTTTCATCTCCTCTGCTTGGGCATTAGCATCAGCCAGCGCGATTGCATAGAAGCCATAGGTGCGTGGCTGATCTGTCCATTCTTTGTCTAATGCGTTGGGATCAATCTCCAGAGATTCTAGCTCCTCTGAGTGGTCAACTCTTTTCTTTTTCTTCATTGTCCTCTCTCCATTTTTCATAATAGGTTGCAAAGCTGAAATTTCTTCCGCAGCATGTTTCTTTTAGCTCCTCTAAGAATTGTACATACCCGGGGTGCTTATCATCTTCATATTGTTTTGCTCCTTCAAACCATTTCTCTGCTTCATTTTGATAACCGGGACACCCGCACTTGGGACAGATTGGGATGCCCGGCGTGGCTA